ACTTGGTGGGTGATGACGGAGTCGAACCGCCGACATTCTGCTTGTAAGGCAGACGCTCTACCAACTGAGCTAATCACCCGATAAGCCGACATTAAATCAAAAAATCAGGCTACGCGCAAGGTTTTTATTTAAATAAAAATATATCCCATTGAAAGAATATAGAATATTTTATTTACCCGCAAAAATTACCGTTATACCTATCCATCAATCAAAAATTAAATGCCCCAATTTATCCGCTTTAGTATGCAGATAACGTTCATTTTCCACATTTTCGCCGACATGCAATGCAATCCGTTCGACCACATTAATGCCGGAATCTTTCAACGTTTGGATTTTTTCAGGATTATTAGTCAACAACTTGACTTCACGAATATGCAGATAATCATAAATCTGCTTGGCCAAAGTAAAGTCGCGTGCATCAACAGGAAGGCCGAGTGCAACATTGGCCTCAACCGTATCCAAGCCCTGATCTTGCAGACGATAAGCACGGATTTTGTTTATCAAACCAATGCCCCTGCCTTCTTGGCGCAAATATACGATAACGCCACGCCCTTCTTTCTGAACGGCCTGCATTGCTGCTTGAAGCTGAGGGCCGCAATCACATTTCACCGAAAATAAAGCATCGCCGGTCAAGCACTCGGAATGAATACGTGACAACACAGGCAGGCCGTCTGAAACATCGCCCATCGTCAATGCGACATGCTCCTGACCGCCCTCTTCTTCAAAGCCGTGCATGGTAAATTCACCCCATTCCGTAGGCAAACGGCATGACGCGACAAACTTCAACGCGTTACTCATTTTCCGCTTCCTCATTTTCAGCCACGCCCAACAGATTTTTCAAAGAATCCGACAAGGCCAAGGCAAGGGCAATCCAAGCCACCAATACTTCGTCAGGCGCGCCGTCTTCGACATCAAACTCGGCATGCACCACACCCAAAACCGCACCGCTGGGCATACAGACAGGAACAGAAATCTGGCTCAAACCGGGATGATTGCGTTCATCCGACAATTCCCCAATTTCCTGCCAATACGCCACATTCTGACAAACATTCATCCAGCCGCTTTGCGCCGTACGCACAGCCAAAAAAGCCTGTCCGGCCTGCTCGTCGATTGGAATCACATTTTCCAACGGCACACCCCAACGGCTCAGACGGACCAGCGACAACGCGCCATCTTTCGGAAACGCTGTATAAACCGCTGCGCTTTTCAAATGCTCGGTGCGCTCGGCAACCGAGTCCAAAGCCATAAAAATCTGTTTCAGCAACAATTCATGTTCAGCATCAACATAATCCGCCAACTGCCAACCGTCTTCAGACGGCCACAAAATCGAACGCTCAACCGAAGCATTGCCCATTTTAATCACAGCCTGGGTAGTCAAATAAGCAACATGTATATCATCCGCAGGCAACTTCAAACCTTGCGTCTGCAAAAAATCTTTAATCAATAAAGCAGGCATCTGCCCTTCCTCACCAATAGTAAAGTTGAGGCCGTCTGAAAACAAACCCTGCTTTCAGACGGCCGGAATAAATCATTATATAAGGGATAAACCGAAAAATTCAAGCAAACAAGACTTTGCGTCCCCATTAATCTTGTGTATAATCCACGATTCAAATTAGTGCGGACGTGGCGAAATTGGTAGACGCACCAGATTTAGGTTCTGGCGCCGTGAGGTGTGAGAGTTCGAGTCTCTCCGTCCGCACCATTAATAATAAATAAATCAAGAACTTAAAACGCATTGGGACAATATGGGGACAAAAAACACAGGCCATCTGCTTTGATTAGATGGCTTTTTTTATTAGGCTTATAAATTTAAAACTATATAAATCAGCGACTTGCGGAAATATTCAAAAAACCTCTTGCATTACCTCATGCAAAGAGGTAATATACACACATGGACAGACAACAAGGCCTGCCACCGACACCTTGACGGAATCAAGGATAAATACCGAAAGGAAATCAAAATGAAAGCAACTCAAATTACCATCACCGCAAAAACCAACATGGCACGCGAAGCCGCCGACTACATCAACAGCTTGGCAATGGCAAACGGCTTCACAACAGCCTTTACAAAAGACGAACTGAGCCAATATGAAAGCTGGTTTGAAAGCCAAGTTTCTGAATGTGATAGCTACATTGCTGAAAACTTAGTTATCGAAACTGAAGAAATTGAACTTGACGACGAAGAATAAAAGACAGGCCGCCTGAAACATGGCGGCTTTTTTGAAAGCAAATTATGAGCAAGAATAATATTTTCAACCGATACCCGGCAATCATTCACGGCGAAGCACGCGCTGAAACAGACGAATTTGTCATTCATACGCGATACCCTCGCTTCTTGGCACGGAAATCACTAGACGACAAATACACGGGAACAATGCCGGGGAAACCTGTCAACGGCGATATAATCGAAGATAGCAAAACAGGCCGCCTCGCCTACCGCTCAAATATCGGGCTTTGGCTGTCGGACTTTATATTTTTGGATAACAACCGCCCTGAAGTTACGGCTGAATGGCTAGATAGTCTGAAAACAGTCTGCGACCAAATCACGGCAGACGATTTGATGTTGTCTGAAGATGGGGAATTATATGATTGAAAATGCGGAATTAGGCTACACGCCTGCGAATCTAAAGGCATTACGCCGAAGATATGGGCTGACACAGCAGAATGTTGCCGATATTACGGAATCAACATTAAAAACCGCCCAAAAATGGGAAACAAGCCCAAGCATGAGTAGTTATGCGAATATGCCTCACACTAAATGGCTGAAATTGCTGGAATATGTGGGGAATATTTAAAAAATGCCATCTGAAGAAGTTTCAGACGGCATTGTTGTACGGATATTAAAAATATAGCTTTTTGATATGGCTGCAAGGGGCAATGATGTTGTAAGGTTCTGATTTTCCATCTTCAAAACTGCTTTGCACAATGCCTGATAAAATATCGGCAAGCTGTACACCAAGATGGTTTTTGCTGTTGCACTGCATCGTTTCCAAGACGGTTTGCGCGTCATGTTCAAACCAAACGGTTGTTTGCAGATAATCATGCAGGGAACGCCCACTTTCCACTTTGATGGAACGCTGGTCAACGTTTAAATAAACTTTGTCATGCGCCGCAATCTTTTGAGAAAGCATAAGCTTTATCATATAGTTGTAAAGCTTGTTTGCATCTTGGCGGATGTGCGGCATAACTTTTTCTTTGCGGACGCTGATGCTGTAATAATGCACGTCATCGCCGTGTTTTGATTTGAATGCCGCCAACTGCCCTGCAATCCAGATGCGTTGTTCGTGGCTCATATGCGCCCATTTTGCCTCATCGGACGGGGCAATTTTATTTTTCTCACACAATTTACGCATCAGCCGTTTCAACAAATGCCGTTTTTCATGGGCGACGGCAATGGCGGCAATGGTAAGGTAACGGCTTGAACCGCCGGAACGGTACGGGGCATCGAATTTCCAACCCAAATCTCCGCTTTCATCCAAATAAACCGTTATATCCATCAATATTGCCTTCAAATGAAACAAGCCGCCAATTTATCATAAAATTGGCGGCTTTGGATATATGGGCAGCCCCTGAATCCGGCGTACTTCGCATACGCTTACGATACCTTTCGGCTTCGCGGTTGGCTCAGGATTTACCTGCCTAGAGGAATTCTATATCGTTTATTCTTCTTATGCAAGGGATAATTTGAAAATCCGGTATCGGCAAAGATATGCCGTCTGAACCTTCAGGCGGCATTTTCATTCCCACCCGATTATTGATGCGCTTAATAATTTTGTATAACGCGCCCCTTTGTGCAAACAAAACGGCAAAAATTTACCACATCCGCGCGATATATAAAAAAATCGGGGAAATGTTGACACTTCCCCGATGCAATAGTCAACTAAAAGTTGACGGTTCAGTTATTAAATTTTACTTAATAACTCAATCTGCGCCCAATGTCCGTGCCAGTGCCTTATGCCGCGCCTTGCAGTCATTGTATAAACCGATGACTTGCAGCGACCACGGCAACACATCCGCGCCTGTTCCGCCCTCAAGTTTAGGCAGGTTCGGGCATGGTTGCACAAGGTCGGCAGGCGGTTTAATTGCCGTCGGTAATGGCGGCGTTGATGACTGACAGCCCATCAGAATCAAGGCAGGTATTCCGAAACGCAGGCTTCTCAACAATCTTTTGGACTTGCACATAACGCACCCTTTCCTTTTCTTCTCGCACGGCTTTGCCGGCCTGATATACAGCAGACAATTCACGGTCTTGCTTCGCTTTCTCAATCGCGGAATCTTTCAGACGGCCTGAAATTTCCGCCGCCATTGAATCACGTCCGCGCTTGTATTGGGCGGCATGGTCGTATTGCCACGCGCTGACAACAAGCACGGCGCAAACCAGCACCGCAATCAGTTTCCAGTTTTTAAGTAGCAGGCTGTTCATAGGTTTTTAACATCGCTTGGTAGTTTTTAATTTCGCTTTCGGCAAACTCAAAAGCTTTAAAGTCGGCGTTTTCGCTCGCTTCTTTGCTTTTGGCTTCCCATTCGGCGATTTGCCGTTCTATAAATTTCAGTTGGTTGTTCATTTCGTCTTCTTTCACTAAAAATACACACAAAATACTTGCATAATAACTGATGTTGTGTAATAATACACACATGGCAAATCTGCCATAGTTGTAATAAAGGAAGTTATATGACTAGTGCACAAGTCATTGCGCTTCTAGAGTCTGACGGTTGGTTTCTAGTTTCAACCCGAGGCAGTCATCGGCAGTACAAACACCCCGAGAAAAAAGGCCGTGTTACTGTACCGCATCCGAAAAAAGACTTGCCGATAGGTACGTTGAGACAGATTTACAAACAGGCAGGCTTGAAGTAGCGTAAGCGGTGGGGAGACCCACCGCCCTTTTTGCAATCAGGGTAATCTCACGCGCCCGCCCGTTTTATAAAAATGAAGAAAGCCTGAATATGTTAATCCCGATCGCCTTACACAAAGACGAACATACCGGCTACGGCGTAACCGTCCCCGATCTTCCCGGCTGCTTTTCTTACGGCGAGACCGTAGAAGAAGCCGTTGCCAACGCCAAGGAAGCCGCCTACTTCCACATCGACGGCATGATTGAAGACGGAATGTTCGACGATTTGAAAGCCAGCAATATCCAAGATTTGCAAGGCCAAGAAGACTTTAAAGACGCTGTTTGGCTGCTGCTTGAAATTGACCCCGCCAAAATCAGCCAGCAGCAAACCCGTTTTAACGTCAGTTGGCCACAATATCTGCTTGACCGCGTAGATGAATATACCGCCGTTCATCACGAGACACGCAGCGGATTCTTGGCAAAAGCCGCGCTGAACCTTATCAACCGCTCCTAACCGCCAGCCCCCGATTCGGGGGTTTTCGCTTTTTCAACCGCTCAAAAAGTGATGTGGGATTTGCCCACATCACCCGTTCAGACGGCCTTACGCCTCGCTTGCACCATGCGCGGCGGTTGCTGTAACAGATGACAAAACGTAACGCTCAGGCGCGGGGCTAGACTGCACCGCCTTGCCATCCACCAATTTAGACGGCCAGAAGTAGCCGTCAATATCGGCAGGGTTAAAAGGCACGATAGACACGGTATTGCCTTGATTGCCGCCTAAGCCCAAAATCTGACCTTTTGCATTTTTGCCGACCACGAAGAACACATGGCCGCCGCCTTGTCGGGATTTAACCGCAATGCAACCGTAGGCAGGTTTTGACAGCTTCGTCAGCCCGGCACTTGCCCATGCTTTCGCACGGTACCAATCCTTGATGACCGCGCGGCCACTCTTGCCCAAGCAATGGCCGACAAACAAACCACACCACGGCGTTTCATCCTCAAAGTACCAAGACTTTGCCGCGCCGGGGAACGTTCCCATATCTTTCAGCCATTGCAAGATTGTCGGGTTATGCGCTTTCGTGCCGACAATTTCTTTCAAACCAAGATGTTTTTTCGCTTCTTTAATCCATTCCAATTCTTGCATTTTCTACTGCTCCATTAAAAAAGGCCGTCTGAATTTCAGACGACCTGTTGTTACTCTTTGCTATCGATAAATTTGTCAGCCGTTTTCTTGGCCCACCTTTTCATTATCCCGGGGGCAAGGGTTTTGACGGTATCCATCGCATGGCCTGTCAAGATGCCGACAAACGCGCCAGCAACCGCACAAGTCCAAACCTGATTAACCATCAAAAACCGTTCTACTACCGCCGCCGCTGCCACCGCCGATACAACCGCCTCAAACAAGCTTGAGACAATCTTGTCGTGGTCTTTGATACTCGACCATGCACTGCCGACAATGCCGCCCCCTATGGCAAACAGGTAGCCAAATTGGAAAAAATCCATCATTCCCCCTTTAGGCTGTCTTTCAATTTTTCGCCCGAAAACAAGAATTTAAGTGAGTTATTGCCAGCCAAGAGGCACAAGAATGACAGAATCGGCGGAATGACCATGCCCGTGTGAGCAGGCGGAAACGCTCCCCAAAACGCCTGCGCCGTCAAGTACCAAATGAACGCCGATACCAGCAACAGATAGCCTGAAAAGACGTTTCCTCGGTACGTCTGCCAGTACATCGCGGCCAACTGTAACAAGCCGATAGCCGCCGAAGTAGTAGCTCGCTTTATCTTCAGCCGTCTTTGCTTTGGTGCATCTTGCAAATCCGCGCATCGTGCCGTTTGCTTCGGCTTTAAAATCTGCGTGTAGGCAGTGGTAGCAGGTTTCAGACGCTGTAAGGGTCATATTCGCTCCGTTTCGGTGCTTGCCAAGTTAAATCCGGCTCTTCCTCAAATCGCATAAACTGCCCTTTCCAGCCACAAAACACAGTTCCCATTTCGCCATCACGGTTTTTCGCGATAATCAACTCTGCAAGGCTTGGGTTCTCTGTTTCGTTGTAGTAGTTTTCACGGTGCGGCATGATGATGATGTTTGCGTCTTGCTCAACGCTGCCACTGCCTCGAATGTCTGCCATGTTTGGACGTTTATCAGCCTGCTTTGTATTTCCCCTGTTCAACTGTGCTACCAAGACGACAGGGATATTCAACTCAACCGCCAAATTCTTCAGACGGCGCGAAATGTTGCCAAGCTCTGCCACTTCGTCTTTACCGGCTCTTGGCATGATGTGAAGATGGTCAACGACCAACAAATCCAAGCCGGTAGTAAGTTTTTTCTCTTTAGCCAAAAAGCAAAGTTCGTCAACATTCAGCAAATCGCAATTCACTTCAAACTTCCACTCTTTTACTTGGCTAACGTAAATCGGCATATTTGCGTAATCGCTTTCTGTCAGATTGCCGGTCTTTAGGTTGTTCATCGGGATATTGCACTCTGCCGCCATACCACGCCGTGCAAGCTCTAATCCGTTCATTTCGTAGCTTTGAAAATGCACTGTCTTTCCTTGTTTCAGCGAGAATCGTGCAATGTTTTCAGCCAAAACCGTTTTACCCATAGACGGACGCGCCGCAATTACAATCAAGTTCCCATTTGGCAAACCGCCGGTCATTTCGTCCAATTTCATCAAGCCGGTAGGCAACCCGAAGCGCACACCATCAAGCCGTTTATCTAAATCCTGAATCAAATCCTCAACAGTTTCAGTGAAGCTCTTGGTTTCGCGTTTTACTGCGTCTTTGCCAACTGCCGCCAATTCATCCACCGCCTTTGACAGCTTTTCTGCGACCGTTTCGCCGTCTTTGGAAACTGCGATTTTTTCAATTACCGCCGAAGCTCGAAGCAAGCCACGCTCAACAAACCTGTCGTTCACAATGTCAACATACCGGCTGATGTTTTTCGCGCTTGGCGTGTTTTGGCTAAGGTCAATCAGGTAAGCCAAGCCGCCGGCGTTTTCTGCCTCCCCTCGTGCTTCCAGTTTGTCGTTTAGCGTGATAATGTCGATTGGCTCATTTGCCGCCGCCATATCCAACAACGCGCGGAAAATAATCCTGTGTTGCGCTTGGTAGAACTTTTCAGGGGTCAAGATTGCACATCGTGTAATCGCCGTTGGTTCAATCAAGACACCGCCCAAGATGTTCTGTTCTGCCTCTACGTTTGCCAGTGATTGGACGGCTTCCATTTCCTCAATTTGGTTCATGTGTTTTTTCCCTTTGTTGCTTAATTCGTTTTTGGTGGGTGCCATTCCAGAATCTTCACGAAGTTGCCAGCCTTGAAAATCCAGTCAAAGTTAACTGCAAAGCCTGTTTGGTTTTCGCCCATCCAAAACTGATTCATTGCCACTTTTCGGAAGAAGCCTGCAAACCAAGCCAAGCCGGTTTCCTTATCCTCGAATCTCACTTTGCCGTTCGGCGCTACCGTTCCCAACATCTCACACCAGCGATTTGTAATAGCTCGTTTGCGTGTGTCGTTCAGAACTTGAACACTTGGCAACCGACCGCCTAAAACTTCGTTGTACAAATCGGCGATTCCCTGATGTGGCACATCGGCAGATTTGCGGCGGCGCGGAACATTCCCATTTTTCGGTTTTCCTGAAAGGCTGCCGTTGCCGTTACTGTCGTTTTTGGTCTCCAGTGAAGTTGGTTCATCGGTTTCTTGCTCACACGTTTTTGCGTTAGCGGAAACAAACGCGTTAGCGTTCAAATCGTCTTTGCCGTTTCCGGTGTTTGGGGGTAAGGGGGTATTATTTATTCTTGTATTATTTAATCTTGTATTATTACCTTTGACTTTTTCGTCAATAGGGGTCATGACTTTTTCGTCAATAGGGGTCATGACTTTTTCGTCAATAGGGGTCATGACTTTTTCGTCAATCCAAATCTTTCTGCCTTTGATTTGTTTCCCCTCGTAAACCATTTCCAATCTTAAAAAACCAAGTTCTGATAAATGGCTTATCCACTTGCTTACAGTCTCTTTTCTGGTCTCGTACAGGTCAGCAAAATAGCCATTTGAAGCGGTGCAATAACCAAACTTGTTTGTAAGGGCTGAAATCTCAGCAAAAAGCAAACGTTCAGCAGGTTTTAGGCGTTTTTCATATCGCACATAAGCCGGTAATACTGCGTAGAAACTAGGCTTCTCGTTTATTTCCATCATCAACCCCTTTCACAATTTCAGCCCAGACTTGGCAATCGAATAATGCGCGACTGGATTTTTACAACTGCCGACCTTAAATCTCGGCTTGTTAAAAACAAATCCTCTGCTTTCCAAGTCAGAGATTCGGGCGCATAACTGCGTAATCTTCAATTTCTCGTATGCTTCCAGCGATGTGATATGTCCGTTTGCGCGGATATACTCGACAATCTGCTTGCACTGTGTCTGTTTTTGGTCTATCATGTTTACTCCTTTTGTTGCAGGCCTCGTGCCTCAACCCTACCCCACGTTTCCGCGTGGGGTTTTCCTTTATTTGTCGCCCGTCTGTCCGGGCAGTCAACCGTCTTTCCGATTTGTCATAACTCCGTTACAATTGAATTTCCACAAACAACCGTTCACGGAGTGAAAAATGTCCAAATTAGAACTAACCGATTTCCAAATCCTGCAACTGGCCGCAACATTGGCCGTATCGCCCGATAATTCGCCTAAGAAAGCCGTTGAGCGCATGTTTGAATGCGCCGACCTGATACGGATAGGACTTGGCGATACCGAACTGGCAGAAGCCAAGAAAGCCGGAAATGCGGCATTATTTGAAAAACTCAGTCGTTAGATTGGTTTAGTTTCAAAAACACCGCCCGAAGCGCGTAAAACGTTATTTCTATGTCTTCATAAAAGCCTTTTTGCGCCATTTCCAACAAAGCCTTTTTAATCAGCCGTCTGTCTTTCTTCGTCAGGCGGTTTTTATCTTGCTTCTTCATTTTTTTTCCTTTCTTTTTCTACGTCCTGAAAATTCTTTCATGAACAATTCTTTATGCTCTAGCTTCACAGAAGCCGGAATCCCACGCCTACTCCAGTTAAAAACTCGCTGCGGACTTGTCTCAAGCATTCTTGCTACTTCCGAGTATCCCCCAAGCGATTTGAGTAGTAATTTGTCCTGCTCAATTTGTTTATCCATATCAAACTCTATGTTTAAAATCATTTACCGTAATTAAACACTATGTTAAAACATTTGTCAACATTTGTTTAACAACAAGATGTTTAAATAGTGCAAAATATATAAAATAAATTTGGGAGTAAAAAATGGACGTAAAAACAGCGAGATTGTATGAAGCCGCTGAGAAGCTAAAAGGCGTTTCCGGGCAGTCAAATTTGGCTAGATTGTTGAATGTATCCCCTCAAGTCGTTAAGAATTGGGAGACTAGAGGCGTATCAGCGAGCGGATTAGTAAACGCCGCTAAAGTCATAGGCGTATCAGTTGCATGGGTAGAGACAGGAGAGGGCGAAATGGCGGCAATTAAACAGCCTGAATCAAATGCTACCGTAGAACAAATAAACTTATCCAAATGGGTTTTGGCTGCTCGTGAATATGCAGGGCCTGAAATGACCCAAGAAAAATTAGCGGAACATCTTGGAAGAACGAAAGCAAATGTGTCAGCAATGGAAAACGGACGTTCAAAGCCATCGTTTGATCAAATGATGGAGATACACAGGGCAACTGGATATCCTTTGCCATATCAGCAAAGTGCAGGAAGAGACCTTGTTAATGGCAATCAGACAAATACCAGTTACACCCTGAATCAAGGCTTACCAATACAAACCAATCCTGAAGAATTAGGCGATGCAGACAAGCACTTTTTAAAATCAATGCCGCTTTTGGATATTGATATAGCTGTTCGCCATCTCTCCAACCCTGATAAGGACAGGACGCAAATTCAGGGTAATGGGGACAGGGCAGCAACATTTATTCCACACTCAGGGAATACCGTTGGCGTCCGCATGGCTGATGATGTGGAGTTTGCAGGGATAAAACGCGGCGACATTCTGATAGTAGAGCCGAATATCCCGCCGAGAGATAAAGACTTGGTGCTTATTTGTATCGACAATACAGGCTACCTACGCGGCATGGTGGGCAGGTTGTCCATTGCGATTGATGGGACACATACCATTATCTACGATGGCGGATCAGGCGTTCCACTGCCTGATGGCGCGTTTATTGCCGGAGTAGTCGTAGAGGTTAAGCGCAGGCTGATCCCAACGGATATCTTATTAAGCCGGCTTGACCCTGATTACAATATCCACCAATCAAAACAAAGATGATAAAGGGGTGAACCCCTATCGATAGGCAAAAGAAAAGCCCGCGCAATGCGGGCTTTCCCCCGCCTTAATGGAAGTGTAAATCATCATTATAAAACAATATTTTATGGTAAAATAAGAGCTTAAAAATGACTAAATTTAATTGCGATATGACACACCAACTTGCCGTCTTTTCCCCTCAATCAACAGTAGAATTTGACAGCTTTGCCCAAGCCGATGACAACACATTTTGGTATGCTTCAGACTTAGCGATGATGCTTGGCTACAATGACATGCAGGCAATTCTAAAAGCAATCAACCGCGCCCATTCCGTCTGCTTTCAGTTGGATATTCCGATCACTGAAAACTTTATTCAGACGGCCTCACATAATTGCGACAATGACATTAAATTGACACGGTTTGCCTGTTACTTAACCGTGATGAATGGGAATATCAGCAATCCGCGCGTAGCGGCGGCGCAAGCCTATTTTGCCAAGCTAGCAGAAGAAATTAACGCGACATTCCGAGATGCAGACGATGTAAACCGCGTTTTCTTACGCGGCGATATTACCGACCGCGAAAAGACATTAAACCACCTTGCCCACAGACACGGCGTAGAAGAATATGGCTTATTCCAAAATGCCGGGTATCGCGGCTTGTACAACATGAACATAAACAAACTGAAAAACTATAAGGGCGTAGGCGACCTGAAAGGCTCATTGCTGGACTTTATGAACCCTGTCGAATTGGCGGCCAATACGTTCAGAATCACGCAAACAGAGGAAAAGATACGCAATCAGAACATACAAGGGCAAAAGCCGTTAGAACGAGCCGCCGAAGAAGTGGGACGCTCAGTCCGTAATGTGATGATTCAAACATCCGGCACATTGCCGGAAGACCTCAAATTGTCTGATGAAAAGATTAACAAGGTTAGAACCGGAATCAAACAGACAAAACGCGCCCTTGAAAAACACGATAAAAACCTAAGCAAAGACAAGTAATCAGGTATAATACATTTCCTCCTTACTTTATTTTTCAAAAGCTAGGTTATTCATATTTTTTACCTATTCAGCCCGCCATGTGCGGGCTTTCTTTTTTTGCCTTGATGGACTTGCAAGTAAATAACGTGCAATATATAATCAGTACGTTTTTAATTAAAAGGACTTCCAAATGACGACAGGAAAACCAACAGGACGAGCCATCGGCGGAAAGGCAAGAATGGCAAAACTGACACCCGAAGAAAGAAAGGCAATATCCGCCAAAATGGTGGAGGCGAAAAAAGCAAAGGCGGGACTACCTAAAGCAACGCATAACGGCAAGCTGAAAATCGGGAATATAGAGCTTGATGTTGCCGTACTTGACAACAATTCCCGCGTATTGTCCGCAACATCCGTCTTTGAGGCATTTGACCGACCGCGGCGCGCAAACTCGAGGCTTGAGATAGACGGGATCAAAATCCCCGCTTTCATGGACGCAAAAAATTTAGAACCATTTATAAATCAGGATACTATGAGATGGATCAGACCTGTAGAGTATTCCAGTGGCAATCAGGCAAAGACGGGATATAATGCCGCGCTTTTACCCGCAATGTGTTCTGTTTATTTATCCGCGAGACGGGCAGGGGCATTGACGCAATCTCAAGAAAAATTGGCGGTCAAATCCGAGATTCTACTTGACGCGTTCGCACAAGTCGGCATTATTGCCCTTGTGGACGAAGCGACAGGATATCAGGAAAAGCGCGAAAAAGACGCGCTGGCGAAAATCTTTGAAGCCTTCGTAGCTAAAGAGCTGCAACCTTGGGTAAAGACTTTTCCGACCGATTACTACAAAGAGCTTTGCCGTCTGTACGGTGTGAAATATCCGCCGCTGAAAAACAACCAATTCCCGCAATTTTTCGGGCACGTTACCAACGACGCGGTATATACCCGTCTTGCCCCCGAAATCCTGCCCGAATTGAAGAAGGCAGCGTCCAAGCAGGAGAAGAAGGCAAGGTTGCACCAATTTCTGACCAACGACGTTGGACATCCAAAATTGCGTGAGCATTTGTCGTCCATTGTTACTATTTTGAAACTATCAAAAGACAAAGAGGATTTTAAGCGCATGTTGAATATCGCCCATCCCAAACTCAATCACACAATGGACATCGATTTTTAGCCCGCTGACCGCCAAATGGCGGTTTTTTCATGCCTGTAATATAGTTATTGTGACGTGAGATTTTCTCACTTCACTTCGCAGTAGAAGAAAAAATGAGCAGTTTCATGAAATCAACAAGCCGCCTATTGGGCGGTTTTTTTGCGCCTTATTCATGGCAGTTCAAATCAGTTCAAACTAAATTCTCTTTAAAGTCATAGTGTTTAAACAAATTAAACAGGATATTTAAAATAATGCTTGCTTTTGTTTAAACGCCGTGTTTAAATACACACATCGAAGCAAAACACAGCTCTTTAACAACTCGCAAGCGTAGTAACCGCCCTTCAGGTAGGCGCAAGCCGATAGTAAGACATGGTAAAGCATGGGGGAAATCGAACAAACGGTTACAGGCGATAGGCGGCCTAAAAGATAACGGCCTAGACGGTAAATTTTTTTTAAACACTTGATAAAAAAGGAAATACAAAATGGAAGTACAGAAATTTGAAATGAATAGCCCTTCTGATTTGCTGATGATGCTTGCAAATGTTTTGGCAGGCATTGAAAGCAAGCAACAGGCAGAAGAAGCCGAAGAAGAGCCATTGCCGCCTGTAACAGTTACACAGGCAAAAGGCATTAATGACTACGCCATCGGCAAGGAAGTGATTATTCGCACTTATTCCGCAGGCGTTTGGTTTGGCGTACTGAAACAAAAAGCAGGCAATGAAGTGATTTTGACAAAAGCGCGCCGTATGTACAAATGGTGGGCTAAAGAATCAATCAGCCTGTCAGGCGTTGCACGACACGGCATCAAGCAAGACGACAGCAAGATTTGCGGTGAGCTTGAGTCCGTATGGCTTGAGTCGATTGAGATTATCCCAGTAACTGGCAGCGCGGCTGAATCAATCCGCACCGCGCCTGAGGTTATCGACCATCGAAACAAAGCAATTCAAAACCCAAACAGTTTTGACATCAACAAAAACAAGATGCGCTGTCTTGTGAAATGCTTGGGTATGTTTGGACTTGGTTTGTACATCTACGCAGGCGAAGATTTGCCGGAAGCTGAAAAGAATCCGCCGTTTGACCTTGCCGCGTATGAGAAAGCAGTAGCCGAAGCGCAGACAGAAGATGAGCTGAAACAAATCTTCGCAGACGCTTGGAAGCACACAGACGGGAAAATCCGCGCCAAAGTTAAGGATATTTACGAAAACCGTAAAGCGGATTTTAAGGAAGAAGAATAAGGGTTTGATATGTTAAATGTTTTTATTGACATTGAGACTATCCCGAATCAGAAACAGGGCGCATTTGATGCAATTCTTCAAGATGTTGCCCTGAATTTCAAAGCGCCTAGCGACTTGACGAAAGAGAAAGCCGCAGCCGATTTGGGAATCACGGATAAAGACGAAATCAAATTTACGTCTAAGGCTTCAATGATTGAACGATGGGAGGCCGCCATGGCTTCTTCCAAGTCCATTGAAGTAGCAGAGGATAAGTACCGCAGAACAGCGTTAAATGGCGGTTACGGCGAAGTTTGCGTTATCGGCGTAGCAGTAGATGATGGCAAACCTGAAGCCATCACAGGCGAGAACGAAGCGGAAATTTTAGCCAAGTTCAACCAATTCATTAACCGAATTAAAAACGATGTTCCGCGCCCGAATATCCGATTTATCGGGCATAACATTGAGTTTGACATCCGCTTCCTATTCCATCGATTCATCGTGAACCGTATCAAGCCTGCTATCAACTTGTATTACTCGCAATACAGCGAGAACTTCGCCGACACTATGCAGATTTGGGCTGGACGTGGGAACCGTATCAAGCTGGCAGAGTTATGCGAAATATTAGGGATTCCAAGCCCTAAGGACGGCATAGACGGCTCGCAAGTTTGGGATTATGTGCAAGCCGGACGAATCGAAGAAGTTGCAGAGTATTGCAAGAAAGACGTGATCGCAACGCGCGAAGCGTACAACAGAATGACATTTCAATTTTAAAAAGGAATCAAAATGCTGAACAAAGTAATTTTAATTGGCCGTCTTGGCCGCGACCCTGAAACGCGCTTCATGGCGAACGGCGAAGCTGTCTGTAACTTTTCCGTGGCCACTAGTGAAAGCTGGAAAGACAGCAACGGACAGAAGCAGGAGCGTTCCGAATGGCATAACGTGACCATGTACCGCAAGCTGGCAGAGATTGCAGGCAAATACCTGACAAAAGGTAGTCAAGTGTATTTGGAGGGCAAAATCCAAAGCCGTAAATATCAGGGCAAAGACGGCATTGAGCGCACGGCATACGAGATTATCGCCAATGAGATGAAAATGCTGGGCGGTAATAGCCAAGCAACGCAGGAGCAGCCTAAGTATCCGCAAGGCAATGCGAAGCCTGCTGATGATATTTCGGACGACGTGCCATTTTAAACTAATGGAATAAAAAAAATGACTGAATATATTTTCAAAATTTCTGCCGATGATGTAGGTGTTGATTTAGAAGCACCTGATATTAACCCGGTAAATGAAGATAACGTAACTGAGAAAATTGCTTACCTATCAGCGGCATTAGTATCAATTTTTATTAACGATATTTCTAAACATATTAAAGAAAATCCAAGCGGTTTTATTGTTACCGCGCAAACCATGATTAATAACCAAGAGTTCCTGAAAGGGAAAGTAAATTAACCAACCACAGGCAGACGGCGGATGCTGCCTAATAAGGAAATATAAATGAATATCGAAGAATTTAATCCAAAAAACAACCCTAAA